TATCAGGTAATGAGTTTTACCGCGTAGATAACCAATACAGAGTAACACTTTTAGGTATTGTGTCAGGTACTGGCCCAGTATCTATCGCCGACAACGGCATACAACTGTTCTTAGCGTGTAATCCTGACGGGTATATTTACAACAAGTCTACGCAAGCATTTCAACAGATTACTGACCCTGATTTTGCAGGCGCTGTTACTGTAGGCTACATTGACGGTTATTTTGTATTTAACCAACCAGACTCGCAAATTGTTTGGATTACAACGCTATTAGATGGTACAACCGTTGACCCGTTAGACTTTGCTAGTGCTGAAAGTGCGCCTGACGATTTATTGACCGTAGCGGTCAACAACCGTGAAATTTGGTTGTTTGGTACTAACTCCACCGAAGTCTGGTACGACTCAGGCGCCGTAGACTTTCCTTTGTCACCTATCCAAGGTGCGTATAACGAAGTGGGTTGTTTAGCTACTTATTCGGTTGCTAAACTAGACAACAGCTTATTTTGGTTAGGCGCTGATGCGCGGGGTTTTGGTATTGTCTACCGTAACCAAGGTTACAACGCTGTTAGGGTTTCCACCCATGCTATTGAGTATGCTATACAAAACTACGCTGTTCTAGCTGACGCTATTGCGTATACATACCAGCAAGAAGGTCATTCTTTTTATGTGTTGACCTTTCCTACGGCAGGCAAAACATGGGTGTATGACGTAGCCACGCAGTTGTGGCATGAACGTGCAGGGTTTGTTAATGGCGAGTTTACCCGCCACCGTTCTAACTGTCAGATGAATTTTAACGACACAATCGTTGTTGGTGACTACCAAAACGGCAATATCTACGCTTTAGACTTAGATGTTTATGACGATAGCGTAGGAGTTCAGAAGTGGTTACGATCATGGCGCGCGTTGCCAACCGACGCAAATACATTAAACCGTACAGCGCAACATACTTTACAACTTGACGCTGAGACAGGCGTTGGGCTTAACCTGTACCCTGAGTATACCGAAGCTGAGTACATTGATACGCAAGCAGGGCTTCGACTTGCAACAGGCGCTACAGGGTATTTGCTAACAGAAGCTAGTGATTTTTTAGTGACTGAAGATGACGACTATATTGGGTTAGATTACAATTTATTAGTCACTACAGTTCATTCGGCAGCGCCAGGTTACATTCCTCAAGTTATGTTGCGTTGGTCTGACGATGCAGGCCATACATGGTCTAATGAGCATTGGACTTCAATGGGGCAGCTAGGTGATTACGGTACCCGTACATTCTGGCGTCGTTTGGGCATGACTGTTAAGTTGCGTGATCGCGTCTATGAAATATCAGGTACGGATCCAGTTAAGATTGCTATTATGGCCGCAGAATTACATCTATCGCAGACAAGATCATAATGGAAAACATAACCCAAATCCCTTCGTCTAAAGTACCTGTGCTACTGGCTGATACAGATCTACTGTCAACCCAATGGTACAGATTTTTCTTTAACATCTATACGTTAACCAATAATGGCGTGTCAGGTAGTTTTACAACAAGCGATGGTAAAACAGTCACCGTCACTAACGGCATCATTACGGCAATTGTATGAACGATACTTATAAGCTAGGCGTTTTACCTAAAATGGATACGCTACATCATTTTAGCGCAGGAATGTATGCTAAAGAAACACATATACCCGCAAATCATTGGTTAGTACAGCACGCTCATTTGTATGATCATTTGTCTATTTTGGCTAGTGGTAGCGTAGAATTAACTGTTAACGACAAAACATCTGTTATCCATGCCCCAGCTTGCATAAATATTTGTGCAAATACGCATCATGGCGTAAAATCGTTAACAGACGTTGTTTGGTATTGTATTCACGCAACAGATTGCACCGACGAAGATAAAATAGATGAAGTGTTAATTGCACCTGTAAAGCATAAAAAAGTTGCAGAATTAGCAATAGAATTGAATAAAGGGGAATAATATGCCGTTTTTTACTGGGGCAGCAATTTTAGGCAGCGCTGTAATAGGCAGTATGGCCGCTGGTAGCGCTTCTAGATCGCAAGCGCAAGCGGCAGGCGAAGCCACGCAAGCGCAACGTGATATTGCTAATGAACAAGTTGCGTTGCAACGTGAGCAATACCTAAAAAATCTTGAGTTAAACGCACCGTTTAGAGAAGCGGGTTTAACTGCTCAAAATAAACTATTAGGTTATTTAGGCTTAGGCGCAGGCGATGGCAGATACGCTAGAGACTTTAGTATGGCTGATTACCAAGCTGATCCAGGCTATGCGTTTCGTTTATCCGAAGGTACGAAAGCACTTGACCGTACAGCAGCTGCTAGAGGCGGGTTATTATCAGGCGCTGCTTTAAAAGGCGCGCAACGCTACGGGCAAGACTTAGCGTCACAAGAATATCAAAATGCGTTTAATCGGTATCAAGTTAACCGTTCTAACCAATTAAACCCATTACAAAGTTTAATGGGTGCAGGACAAACTGCCACGGGGCAAGATATTAGCGGCGGCGCTAATTACGCAAGTAATGTAGGTAATGCGTTAGGTGCATTTGGTGCTGGTCAAGCTAGTAACATTATTGGCGCAGGTAATGCTAGAGCGTCTGGTTACGTTGGTGGAGCTAACGCATTAAGTAGCGGATTAGGTCAAGGAATAAATTTTTATCAAAATCAACAGTATTTAAATAATTTAAATTTAGCTAGAAATCCAAATGCTTATGGATATGGTATGACAAATGCACAACCAGCAGGCGTTACTTCAGGTAACCCCGTATATTACGATTATTAAGGACTAATTATGGCAACTATTGATCCAAATATTGCACTAGGCGTTAGACCTGTTCAGATTGAAAATCCATTAAATCAATTGGCGGCGTATTCGCAAATTCAAGGCGCGCAACAAGGTCAACAACTTAATGCGTTGAAAATGCAAGAAGCGCAACTAGAATTAGCAGACCGTAATGCTTTGCGTGGGTTAGACATAAACAATCCTGATTTTATTTCTAATGTATCTAGAATTAATCCTAAATTAGCGTTAGAACTTGCGCAAAAACAAGCAGCAGCAAAAAAATTAGGGTTAGAGTCTACAGATCTTGAAACAAAAAACTTAACTAATAGATATAAACAAGAAAAAGATATTTTTCAATATATATCAACGCCTGAACAATTTTTAGCTCGTTCAATCAATAATTTAAACGATCCATTGTTAGGGCCTCAGTTAAAAACAGCAGGCGTTACAGAAGCTACAATACGACAAAGACTTGACGCAGCGATAAAACAACCAGGCGGGTTTGAACAATTATTAAAGCAAAATATTTTAGGACTTGATAAATTTATTGAGTTGAATAAACCTACTATTCAAAATATAACTCGCGGTGGTATATCAGAGCAAATTCAAACACCTGGTTTGGGCGGCGCGCCAGTAGTTACAAGGACGGCTGAAGTAACCGCAACGCCTGGAGATATAATGACAGATGCAAGGGCTAGAGAACGGCTAAAAATAGAGCAACAACGATTAGCTGCGGATTTAGATCCTACCGTACAAGCAAAACTTGCCGCATCTAAAGCAGCGGGTACAACAACAGGTAAAGCACAAGCGGCGGCGGCTATAGCGTTACCAAATGCTATTGCAACAAGTGAAAGCCTACTTAGCAAAATTGACGCTATGGTTGGAACACCTGCAGTTAAAGATAAAAGTGGTAAAGTTATTAACGCAGGCACAGCACCTCACCCAGGCTTTACAGGTGCGGTGGGTATGGGTAGAGGATATACATTAGGTATACCTGGCATTGAGCAACTTATACCTGGTACTCCCGCGGCTGATTTTAAAGCACGTTTTGATGAAATCATGGGCGGCGCGTTTTTAGAAGCGTTTGAGACTCTTAAAGGTGGCGGCGCTATTACTGAAACAGAAGGTAAAAAAGCAACGGCAGCTAAAACAAGGATGAGTTTAGCGCAAAGCGAAAACGAATTTCTTGCAGCTGCTAGAGAATACAAAGATATTGTTAAAACAGGTATTGAAAGGGCTAGAAAGAAAGCAGGCCAAGCGCCATTAGGCGGTGTTGATTATGACGCTTTAGTAAATAAATACACTCAATAATATGGCTACTCTTGAACAATTAGGCGCTGCCCTTGTTAAAGCTGATGCGGCGGGTAATGTTGACGACGCAAAAGCATTAGCAATGGAAATTAAACGTATGCGTGGCGAAACACAAGCGCCAACAATAGCAAACGCTCCCGATGCGCGTCAAAATGTGGCTGCTGAACCTGCGGATGCTCGCAGAGAGATGGTACAACGTGAGTTAACTACTGCCATTGCACCGTTTGCAGGCGCATACACAGGCGTAGGTAATATTGTACTTGGCGGTCAAAAATTACTTGGTAAAAGTTTAACAGCGTTAGGCGCTACAGACACAGGGCAATTTTTGACTGAAGATGCCATACGTCGCCAAGAATTGCAAAAACAGTTTATTCAACCGTATAAAGATGTAGCGCCTGGCTATGCAGGCACGGGTGAGTTTATAGGTGAAGGTATAGCTACATTGCCTGTGGGGAGTGTTCTTGCTAAACCTATACAAGCGGTAGGCAAAGCTATACCTAGCATAGCTAAAGTAACCACACCAATAGTGCAATCGCTTAGATCAGGTGGATTTCAAACAGGGTTAACACCCACAACTTTAGCTGGTAAAACTGGTAATGTTTTAGCTAGATTAGTCGGTGGTACTACTGTTGGTGGCACGGCATCAGCTTTAGTTAACCCAGAAGAATTTGACACAGGCGCTGCCATTGGCGGTGTTTTACCTTTTGTTGCGCCACCAGCTGTTAAATTTTTAGCCATAGGCGCAGGTAAATTTATTGACGCGGCTACAGGTAAACTAGCTAATGTTGAGGCAGGTAAGATTGCGCGTCAAGCAGCTGGTGATCAAATCAATCAAATTCGTGCTGCTAACGGCGCCGCACAAATAGACATTACTGCTGCACAAGCCGCGTATGGTATTGACAATGATGTTTATCAAGCGTTTTTAGGGTTTGTGTCTGGCAAAGATAAATCAAGCTATTACCGTGTTCTTAAAGATAAACAGAAAACAGACCAGTTAAATCAATTAGCGCGTCTAGCTGGTGGGCCATCTTTAACTGAAAATCTAACATCCGTAAACGAATTTAAAAATGCGTTAAACACTTTAATGACACCAATTCGTGAAACCGAGTTAGGCGCCGCTAATATTGCAGGTACGCTAGGCCCCAAATTACAAGGTGAAGTAACTATATTAGGACAGGCTGCAACAGATAAAGTTCAAGATGTACGTCGGTTTGTTGCGGCGGGTGATCGTGCAAGTAATCTTGCAACACAAAATGTAGTTGAAAGAGGTTTGCCAACTAGCACCGCACGGTACACATATATAGGTGAGTTAGCGGATAAAGCCGATGAAGTAGCATCAAAGGCCGCAGAAGGATCATTAATTATTGGTCAAGCGGCGCAATTTAAACAAGCCGCTTTTGATAGTTTAGCCGCAAATGGATTAAAACCTTTAACAGCT